TAATATTATTGAAAGTTGATATACCTACTGGAAGATATGGTGTTGTAAGAATTCCCGATGTTCCAACTTCTGTAAGATGTACGTGATTTGGATTTTCTGGAGAACTTGTTACTGATACTGTTGTTCCAACATTTACATCTCCAGTGATTGTAATATTAGAAGAACCTAATGAAACTGGAAATGGATTAGATAAACTTACCTGTTGTCCATTTTTTGTTGCTATATTAAAAACCTCAAAAAGAGATCTCTCTTGATTCAGATAATCTTGTTCATTCTTATTCCACTGAGCCATTAATTATTCACTCCACGATAATCTTTCTGGTCGATATCTTTGTGCGTTTTTAATTCTTGAAGTATTTATCTGACCAGGATAAATGTTATGAACAATTGCTCCAGGATATTCTCCTTGAATTTGTTCTGTGAGTTGATTTTTAGAAAGCATTTTGCCTTCTACTTCTAAACGATACATCTTTCCTTCCCAAACCACATCAGCAAAAAAAGACTCGTTTTTTTGCTCTGGTTGAGAGGGACCTACATTTAGAGTTCCATTAAAGTCACCATTAATGGTGATGCTTTCTGAAATAAACTGTTGAAAATTTTTCATTACTTTACTTTTATTAACAGTTCCACTTTTTTAAAGATAATGCTTTTCTTGTTGGGCGACCTTTTTCATCTTTCATGGGACCAGGCATTCCACTCATACGAGCACAGAATGATTTTCTACGCTTCCAAGATTTACTACCTTTTTTAAGTTTTGAAGGTTTTGTTGTGACCGCAAGGGAGAGGTGTGATCCAGGATGTTCTCTGCGGTAAGAAGCAATCCCCTTTTTGTTTAGACCACCCTCAGGATTCTTTCCTTCTTTTCTTTGCCAAGCGGGAGTTGCTTCGGACATAAATTCTCCAAACTTCTTCATATCTATGGAGTTTGCTAGTGGAAGTTTAATTCCTGATAATTTTTCCTTTGCAGCATTTCTTTCACCTTCAGTGGAACCTTGAGAAGCAAGTCTTCTAATTTTGTCTTGTCTTAATGCATTTCTTGTATCTTGTGATGTATGACCGACTTCAAAACTAATTTGCTCTTTTTTCATTTCGTTACTATCAACATAATCTGCCGCAGTATCAATATAATCTGATGCTTTAGTAATTTTTGATTGAACCCATGCTTCAAGATTACCTTCACCTTTACCAATTTTTTTCTTCAATCTCTTTGCGGCATTAATAATTGTGGAAAGTTCTGAACGAGCCATCGAATATTCATGGTCATAGGATTCTGGAAAATTGCCTGGATGAGGAGTATTTGGCGTATAATCTTTTAATTTAATTGGCATTGAAAAGATATCCCAATATTTTGCTCCATATTTGCACTCATCACGAGTTTCATCTTTTTTGCATTTTGGGCAATATCTAATCATTTTTACCTCTTCCGATTTTGTTCCCCAATTATCAGCACCAACTTTACGGCATTTGACCAATGCTCCAGATGCATATGCACTTGGCCAAACACTATAGCGAGATTTTACTTTATTGTAGCAAGCATCTTTTTTGCCACTACCTTTTCCAGGTTTATCTTTTTGAGCTTCGTTGAGTTCCATTTGTTCTTTAATTCCTGGTTCTGCTTTAATGTAATTTTTATCTTTTTTGCCTTTAGCAAAAGTTGGAACATTTGTTGGTCTTGCTGCTCCAGATTTTTGTTGTTGTTCTTTATCTTCTTGTCTTTTACGACGAACTGCTGAACGAATTAGAGCAAGTCCTTTTTTACCTTTTCTTTTTAATGCTCTTAATCTTCCACTGCTAAAACATTTTGGTGTTTTAGTTTCTCCTGGTTCATTAGCACAAGGAGATCCATCTGCTTGAACCCATCCTGGTTTTCCTCCTTTAGATTTAGATCCTTTAAACCAATGATGAAGAGTTCCTTCATCTAATTCTTTAATCCAAGTATCAGGAGTTTTATGATGCTTATTAACAAATGCATTATGAAGTTGTTTTGCAGTCATATCATGTTTTTTCATAATACGACGCATTAAATGGTCAATAGAACCGTAAGAAGTATCATCTAGTTTTTTTAATCCAGATTCAAGTTCATTAACTGCATCATCTTCACACCCACAATGTTCCATCATCTCATTAAAAGGAGATTTTGATTTAGTTTTTTCACCCTTTGCTCTTTTTTTACGAGCAGCACAGTGAGCACGTTGGGAAAACCCTTTGGGGGAATCACAATCTATTGATCTTTTATATTTGTCAGACCAACTCATTAAAGTATAAACTTACTCTTTATTATTTAGAAAACCTTGTTTTAGTAGTTTTGAGAGATCTGATGTTGATCCGACAAATACAGCATTGTTTGTAACAGTATTTGGTGTTTTGTTTGAAATTTCTTCAATATCCTTTAGGTTTTTATGAAGACTCATAATCTTATCTGTTGTGTCAGCAACACTTTTGATCAATTGTCCAGCAACTTCATATGCTCTTGGTGACCCACTTTCTGCAGCAAGTTCCATAATTCCATTGATTCCTTCCTGCCCCTTTTCAATCAGAGAATAAAGATTTGCTCTTACATAATCATAATCTTTTTTGATATCATCTTTTTTTATTTCTTGTTGTGATGATATTTCAATCTCTAATGATTGCTTTTCAACCTCTACTATATTACTCGGAATATTAAGAGATTGGTCAAGTTTATCATAATTTGTCATAATCGATTAAATATCAACACTACGAGTTGGACTAAATTCTTTAGAATCTCCAAAGAAATCCCACTCCTCATTAAATCCAAAATTGTCTCCAGGATTTGCATCGATTGGATCTGGAGTTACGGTATATCTCATTTCACGTTTTGCAGTTGCAATATTTGTATTTGTATATGTATCAACCTGAACCTTACGAATTAATCCATCTGTAGTATCTGCTATTGGACCAAACAGATAAGTTTTTGCAGTAAAACTTAAAGTATAAATGAGTGCTCTTCTAGTAGAAAAATCTCCTTCATAATCATCTTGAAAGGAAATATTATTTAAAACTACTGGTATATCTCTTTTTTCTCCAATCGAATCAACAAGATCGACAGTTATATTAAATGATGGTTGGAAAAACGGAATAATCTGTTCAACTATTTGTAGAGCATCATCATTTAATTTTGAAATAATATTAAGTTCAAATCCAATATTATATGGAACAGGCATAAAAACTTTTTTTAAGTTTTGACCATCTGAAGCTTTAAATGTTTGAGTTAAATTTGCTTTTCTTGTTGGATCATATTGTATAGAAGTCATTTCAAACGACATTTTGGGTAAAGTTATTTGAATGGGTTTGTTCAGATCTGGTTGCTGCTGTATTCTTGCCAGAAACTTTTGAACTGGAGCATACGCCAGAGGAACACGTATATCACTAATGCTATTATTATTAGAATCTGTGTGTCTAATATGAATTTTATTAAATAGTGTACCAAAAGAAATAACAGTTTTTCTAATGATTTCGTGATAATAGTAAGTTCCTAACATTAATAATCACCAAATGGATTTGATTCTGAAAAATCTAAGATTAGATCTGCTTCTTCTTCGATTTCATCATTTTGACTATATTTATCATATAAATCATATTGCTCATAGCTTTCAATAGTGTAAATAGCATTAGAATCTTCTCCAATAATATTTTCTCCAGGATAAAATCCTCTAGTTGTAGATCCTATACCAACAGAAGAAATTTTAAGTGTGCCAGTTTCTTTATTCCAATCCTTAACTCTTGCTCTAGTTTGAGATTTGCTCCCCCTAATTATCTCATTAAACATGTAAGTTCCTATTCCAGTTATAGTTGGTGGTGGTGCAATATTTACTACTGGATCTAAAATATAACCTCTACCAGGATCATTGATGTATATTAAATCTACTTCTCCCGAAGAATTAACTCTTGAGGATGCAATTGCACTACTAATACCAGGATTTAAATTAATATAATTCTTCTCCGAAGGATTATTTGTTATTGTAATTGTTGGTGGAAATAAGTATCCGCCACCACCATATGTCAATATAATGCCAGTAACAATACCACATTGATTGATTCCAAACTCAAAAGAAGTTGTACCAACACTAATATTAGTTGCATTTTTTGACATATAAATCGTTCCGACTCCTATCGATGAAACATACGTTCCACTCGGAATAAAACTCACTTCAGGATCTGGATAATCATATCTATATTGCGTTCTTATTCTATCTCCAATAAGAATGCTTGATGTATTGATTCCACTAATAATATTAGAACTTATTCCTATTGTACCAACCGTTTTCACCGAGTTAGTTCTTAAAGTTGCTATTCCAGTGGCTCTAAATTGTTCTGGAACTCCAGTTGGAGATTCAATAAACACAGAAGCAGTTGTTCCTTGAGCATAACCATAACCAGAATTGGTTATGTTAATAGTTGTCAACCTACCATTAGTACCAACAACCGCAGATGCTGCAGCATTTATAGGATTTGTAAATCCATTAAATGTAACTAAAGGTGCAACTGTATATCCCAATCCAACAGTTGCTGCAGTTCCTACACACCAAGGATCATTTGTAGGATTAAATCCAATTGCAGTTACGACTCCCGTAATCATATCGATTGTTGCTATTCCAACTGCAATAATCTGGGGAAGATTTTGTCCATATATTCCACCTGTACTAATCGCAACTGTTGGTGCAGTTCTATATGCTCTACCTTTTGAGTTGAAAACTATCGAAGAAGGATTAATCGATGATCCTGCAATTCCAACTGTTGCCGATGCAAAACTATATCCAGGATGACTTATTGTGACTGCTGGTGTCGAAGTATAATAAGTTCCAGATGTTTCTGGTGGAAGGGTAATGCTGGAAACTATACCACCTGTTGTTTGGTAATCTCCCATAACTGCAAATGCAGTAGCAGCGCCCCCAACTGCTCCAGTTGGTAGACTAAATGTAACAATCGGAGGAGTTTTATAAAATACTCCTCCAGTTGTTCCACCTGGGAATAGATAGTTTGGATTTCCTTGACTAATAACTGTAGAAATAACACTAACTCCAGAACCAACTACTTGACTTGCTATGATTGCTGTTGCAGCAGCTCCTACATGTTTTGGAATAGAAATTGATACTAATGGTGGTTCGACATACCCATTTCCAGAATCAACTATAAATATTCTTTGAACACCCCTCAATGAGGTTTCTATAGAACAGGTTGCCGCCGCACCAGTACCACTTCCCCGTTTAACAAAGGTAATAGTTGGTGGAACAGTATATCCGATTCCAGGATTTGTTAGAAGAACTTTCTCCACAGAATATGTGTTGCCTTTTTTGATGGTAAATGCGACTGCCGTTGCCCTATCTCCAATATTACCTGTTGGAGGTGGTGAAATTGTTACAAGTGGTGGTGTTTTATATTCATACCCATCATTATTTAAAAATATTTGTTTGATGTACCCAGTATTAAGAATCAGCGATGCTGATGCTGTTTTTCCAATCCCAATTAATTTTAGAGTTGATATATATCCTTGGTCTTGCACTTGAGTGTCAATTTCATCAATTGACGTATCAATAACTTCATCTTCATATTCAAATAACTCACATTTTAGTTCATAAACGTAGTTTCTACCTAGCTGATAGAATGGTTGTTCATGTTCAACAAACTTAACTTCAAAAATTCTTTGTCCTAACGGGAAATAAATTAAATCTCCTTCTCTTGGACGAGTTGATAATACTATTTCTCCCTTTTCAGTTCCTTTATCTAAACCTGCCATAAATGGAGCAATAAAGTCTTCAAATCTTTCTTTTGAAATGGTAATAGTTAGCTCATCTCTTAGACTCATTCCAAACTTTGTTAAAATATCTCCAGATCCAGAATATCCCTCATAAGTATTCACATAAGCTTCGATTGAAAAGTTATCATCAAATTTTGATGATTGAACTTCATTAATAATTGTTTTTTTATTAACAAACTTTCTTGGTATGTAAGTAACTTCAACACCATAAATCTTTAACTGTTCATTAATTAAATCTTGTACAAGGCGTTGTTCTGATGATGAACCTTGTAGAAAAAAGGGATTAAGTGCCATTATCCAATAAAATCATAAGGTGGAAGTTCGTGCTCTAGTGCCATTATTTGTTTAAGTTTATCTAACTCTCTTTCAGCATCTTCATAAATTTCTCTACCATTAAGTTCAATACCTCCAGGAAGTTTGACTCCCCTAAACTTAATGAGATTTTGACCCCATTGCTTTTTGAGTAAAGAAGTTAAATATTTTTTTAAAAAACTATCATTATAAACTTTAGTAAATTGATTTGGATCTAAAATCCTATAACAATCTAGAATAAAATAATTTCCAACACTTTGTGCTCCCCAATCAATATCAAGATATAAACGGTTTTGTCTTTTATTAAATCTAAGTTGTTTATCAGTAGTTAATAGAAAATCAATATCAGAAAGATATGACTTTACCATTGAATATTGGAGAAGTTCAACCGAGTTGAAATAATATAAGTCATTTAAAAATAACTGATACTTAATACTAAACATTCCTCCAGAAATAGAACTAGTATCAAACTTAAATACATTTTCAATTCCAATTACGGAATCTGGAACTTGAATGTAGTTTGAACTTTCGTACCAGTTGCTGAGAATACCAGTTGTAGAAGTTGCCGTACTTGTAACTATTCCAGGTCCAACTGGAGGAGTAGATGTTGCTTTACCCCTGTCAATATCTTCTTGAGTTATTTTATGCTTTAAATACATCCTCTCTACACCATCAAAATGGCGTTCCTGGAAGTATTGTAGGGCATCATCTACAGCATCATCTATTTGATCATCATCTATGTTAATCTCCAATACAGGGGCACCCAACTTCCTTAGACAGTAATCTATAAGTTGTTGTCTACTTGATGGTTGTGCCATTTTTTCCTACTCAGATTTTTTGTTGGAGGACACTAAAGCATCATATTTTTCTTGTAACTCAAGATTTGATGATAGTAACTGATTTTTTTCATCCTCAAAATCTTTAGTTAAAGTTTGCAGTTTTGCTTCTAATAAAATATTTTGATTTGATAGTTGAGAAATTTTTTGGTGATACAAATTGATAAGTAAATTCACATCAACTTCACTATTAGACTGTTGCATATTTTAAAAAGTTCCCCCGTCAAGAGTTGAAGTCCATGATGGTTTATTAGTATATATGGTAGATGTAGCTGAAGGTATTTTTGATAAACTTACGCTATTTTTACTAATATTATATGTATTCGTAAATGTACCTTCAACGCCAATAAGTGCAATGGTTGTCGAAGTTACAGTAGTTTTAACTATACCATACGCATTAGAAGTGTCTTGTTTTATTATATCTCCAGCAGTAACAGAAACACTTGTCGAGAAAGATAAATTAACTTCAGTTAATGCCGTTAATATTTGTTTTGATGATATTTCTGGAGAAGCTGGATTATTAGTGGATGTTTGTAACCCAGAACCATCAAAATATACAACTCCATTTGTATTGTAATCTCCAATCTGATAATAAATTCCTTTTACATCAAGATATCCTCTAAGTCCAGTTACTGTGCTATTTGCAATCGCTGCATCTGGAATATATGTCCATGCAGTTGCTGGTGCATAACTATTTACATTGCTGGTAGTATCAATATAACCAAAAAATCCAACTTTTGCTGTCGCAGAAGAATAGTAATCGAATGCAATACCTCTATCAGTATTTGTAAATAG